AGTGTCGATTTGCCCGCGCCATTCTCGCCAACGACTGCACGTATCTGTCCTGGAGTCAGTTCGATGCTCACGCCGTCGACAACACGAACCCGTCCATAGTCCTTGGTGAGATTGCTTGCGGCGAGGCCATTACTCATGATGGGGCCTCAGGATGACCTTGATGGCTTCACGATTGCGGACAAGGTCAAAGGCGTTGGCAAAATCCTGCATCGGGAAATCGTGAGTGACGAGTAAGGCTGGGTCGACCCGACCAGAGGCCACAAGGTCTACCACCTGCGGCCAAATACCGGGGCTGCCGAGCGCGCCGCGAAGGCAAAGATCGTTCACGACGATCCGGTCAAGATCAATACCTCGGTCCGGCATGCGGCCCAACAGACCCTGCAGAACGATCGTGGCACCGGGTGCCGACAGTGCTATGGCTGTTTCGACACCTCCAATGCTACCGCTCGCTTCAAGCACGATTTCGGGCCGCTCGCCTTCGAGAGCCGCGAAGATTTGTTCGGGGAAACCGTTCTCGCGCGCGTCGATCGACGCTGCGCCCAAGGAACGGGCCAGTTCAAGACGGCGCGTGTCTGCTCCGCAGAGGACGATACCCTCGCCACCAAGTGCCTTTGCCACCTGCAGGATCAAGAGCCCGATCGGACCATCGCCCACGATCAGAACCCGACGGCCGGGAGCAACACCACCAAGTCGGACAGCATTGCAAGCAATCGCCGTAGGCTCGATCAGCGCTGCAGCCCGCACATCTACCGCAGGGGGTACAGGGTGAACAGCCCAAGCTGGCAGCACGAGGTACTCGGCCATGCCGCCGTCACGATTCATGACGCCGGTTTCGGTGCGCTTCGAGCAACGGTGATAGGCACCGCTTTGACAGGTTGGACAGGTCATGCAGCCTATGCTGACTTCGCCGACGACCCGCTGACCCTGCAGCAGGCCTTGGACACCTTCACCTACAGCATCAATGATGCCTGTCCATTCATGCCCTATCGTGACCGGATATCGAGCAAGTCCAGCGGTGTAGTAAGCCATGTTGCCACCGACGATCTCGGTATCTGTGCCGCAGATCCCGACCGCTTCGACACGGATCCGCACTTCGCCTCTAACAGGCACGGGCATTGCCACTTCAACCAGTCGGATGTCGCCTCCAGCGAACACGCGGACCGCCTTCACGGTGTCACCCCTGCACGTTCCGCCATCAATGCCTCGACGCTCCGTCCGACACGATCAAGGTGCCGCCGCGTAGCTGCATCCGCCGCATCTGCATTGCCGCCCTCGATCGCGAGAAAGATGGCCTGATGCTCGAAAACCGTGACCTTCCGAAGCGATACGTATCCGGCACGGTCGATATAGAGCGACCGCAGCAATTCGTTGATCGGGCGGGTGACCAGAAAGAAGAAGGGATTCTTCGTGGCACTGGCCAAAAGGTCGTGAAACTCAAGATCGAGCGAAACCAGACGATCTTGCTGCAGCTCGTCAGATCCCATGGCTGCAACATTTTCGCGCAGCAGGCGCAGATCATTTTCATCGCGATTTTCTGCGGCCATGCGTGCAATGGCACTCTCCAGTGTAATGCGTACCTGGAGTAGCTGCGGCAGAGAAACTTGACTCATGCGCAATTGGGCAACAAGCGAGTCCGCTAGACCATGACCGTCGGGCGCACGCACGGTCAACCCGCGCCGCGGGCGCACTTCTACGACTCCCCGACTTACGAGCAGCGCCGTTGCTTCGCGGATTACTGTCCTGCTGACCCCGAAGGTCTCCATGAGCTCCTGTTCTGTTGGCAGCCGCCCACCGGTCGCGATCCGTTCGCTAATGATCCGCTCCTGCAGCCTGTCGGCCACAGTCTTCGACATGCGCTCAGCATCTATTCTGTGCATGACTTCCCCCTTAATCATACTTTAATACGATGATTAAGGGGGGGGTCAAGCTCTTTGTACGAGATGCACTTAGGACGGGCGGTGCTGCGATGAACAGGGTCAGCACGCCACCCGCCGCGATGCCGAAAATCGCTCCCATGTCGATCAGCTTCGGCGCGCCGGCGGCGTCGATCGCGACCAACTGCAACAGGAGGGCGTTCCTGCGGAATCGAACGAATGCTTGCGGGTGTTCTGCGCAGTAGGGAAGACAGTCAGCTAAGGGCCGAAGCTGTGTGAAAACCACAAATTCGTGAATGTGAAGGGAACAGTTTCCTCAGAAGTCCAACTGTGGCGGCCCGCTTCAGAACGAAATGTTGCAGTTGCGCCTGCGGGAGAACGTCGTTCCGAGGGCGACCATGCCTGACTGAGTTTTCACACAGCCTCGGCCGATCGCGTTAATTCGTCGCCCCAAACACGATGCCTGCCTGTTCCACCCACGGCAACGCGGCGCTCTCGGTCAGTTGCATGAGGGTCACGGCCGTAACTTCCCGACCAAACACCAGCCGTTTCAACACTTCAGGCGCCAGATAGGCCAGACGCAGCTGTCTGCTGACATGGCGCTCTGCAAGGTTCACAGCGATTGCCAGATCGCGAACAGTGCCGAACTCGCCAGCCTCCATGCGCCGCCGCCATGCCCAAGCACGGCCAATAGCGCGCAGAATATGCGGGTCCTGCGCTTGATCTTGGCTGGGTAGGTAATCCGCTGGCGGCATGATCTTCGGCCGCCCGTTTTTCCTGCGGATCTTGAGCGGCACGAAGACCTGAATGGTGTCGGACACGCTCATTACTCTGCCGCCTCAAGCTGTCGTGGGGTCATCATTTCGCGCATGACGCCCGCGATGCCGTCAGTACGCAGGTCGATGACGAGCCCCTCTGCGGTCACTGTGACACGCCGTACAAGCAACTGAATGATGCGCGCCTGTTCAGCTGGGAACAGCTGCGTCCACAGTTCTGGAAAGTCCCTGAGGGCCGCGATTGCATCAGCCTCTGGAATGTCATCCCGGTCCAATGCAGCGATGACGTTGGCTGCGGTTTCTGGTGTGCGCAGTACCCTGCGGATTTCGGAAACCACCGCCGCTTCGGCAATATCTGCAGGGAGGCGGCGAGGAATGCCGTCCTCAGGCGTTTCGCGGTTCTTCAGAAGATCCATCGACACATAGTACCGATATCTACGGGTTCCCTTCTTGGTGCTGGACGGCGTCATGGCCGCACCCGTTGCAGTGAAGATAAGCCCCTTCAACAATGCGGACGTTTGCGTCCGAGTGTTGTTTGCCCGCTTTCGAGGGCTTTCACCCATGATGTCATGCACCTGCTCCCACAGGCGAGTGTCGATGATGGCCTCGTGTTCTCCAGCGTATGCCTCACCTTTGTGAACGGCTTCACCGCGATAGACGCGGTTGTTCAGCAGGCGATAGAGGTAGCCCTTATCGATCAGCGCGCCTTGTTTGCTGCGGAACCCATCGTTGCGCAGTTCGCGGGCCAGAACGGTGGCAGAGCCTACCTCAACAAAGCGCTCAAACACCATGCGGACCTTGGCGGCTTCCTCTTCGTTCACCACCAGCTTGCGGTCGACGACGTCATAGCCGAGAGGCACATAGCCTCCCATCCACATACCTTTCATGCGCGACGCCTTCACCTTGTCACGGATGCGCTCGGCGGTTACCTCACGCTCGAACTGGGCGAAGCTGAGCAGGATATTCAGCGTAAGCCGTCCCATCGAGGTGGTCGTATTGAAGGACTGCGTGACCGAGACGAAGGTAACCCCGTTGCGATCAAAGACCTCCACCAGCCTGGAAAAGTCCATCAGAGAGCGCGACAGACGGTCGATTTTGTAGACAACAACCACATCCACGAGGCCGTCCTCGATGTCGGCCAGAAGCTGCTTCAGCCCGGGGCGCTCCAACGTGCCACCCGAGATGCCGCCATCGTCATATTGATCGCGAATCAACGCCCATCCCTCTGACTTCTGGCTGGCAATATAAGCTTCACACGCTTCCCGTTGGGCATGCAGGCTGTTGAACTCCTGCTCGAGCCCTTCCTCGCTCGACTTGCGGGTGTAGATGGCGCAGCGAAGGCGGCGGGCGGGTTTTGTTGCGTGATCTTTCATGCCTCACCCCGTTTCCGCTCTCGCAGCCCAAAGAAGCGATAGCCATTCCAGCGTGTGCCGGTGATGGCGCGTGCCACGGCGGACAGCGAGTTGTAGCGCTGGTCACCCCATTCAAATCCCTCTTTCAGCACGGTCACGGTGTGGGCGATGCCATCCCATTCGCGGATGAGCTTGGTGCCCACTACGGGGTTACGGGGATCGGCAATCTGGGCCTTACGCGTCAGCGTGCCCTCGACTTCGTCGGCCAGGAGGTCCAGCAGTCGGCGGGTTTGCTTGTCCGGACCGCCATAGGTCAGTTCCTGGATCCGATAAGCCAAACGGCTTTCCAGGAACGCGCGGCTGTTGTTCGGGGCGGGCGCATCAAACAGCGCCTGCCATTCGGTCTTAAGTTCATTGACAGACATGGCCTTCAAAGCGGCCAAGCGCGCCAGGATGGGTTCGTGTGTCGTCACGAGGATCTCCTCCGAGTTGGTCCCGCAGTACCGCTCTGTTCGGGGCGGAAGTGTAGGGAACAGTCTCCAGTATCTAGGGAGAGATGGCCGCGTTCGCGCTCCTTGAGGCGCACAACTGCCATAGCCAGCAGACCATAAAGTTCGGTGCGGCGTTCATGCGCCGTCATTCGATCTGGCGACAGAGGGTTTGGGCGTTTCATGCGGCCACCTGTGCTGCAGCTCCCATGACCGAACGCTGAATGGTGGCTCGGTTCCACAGGAAGTTCAGGTGGCAATTAGCGGCGTATTTCGACAGGCCGAAGTCATGCCCATCGGCCTTGTGTCCGGCGCGGACCAGCAATTCGATCTGCCGAAGGCTTGCCGGATCATTGAGCCAGCGACGGCTCTTAATCGACGCTGTCCCCGTCTCTGTCGTCCGCAGGAAGTCATCTGCCGCGGCCAGCGCCTGAACGCGGGTTCCGATGGCCAGCGGCTTTACAGGCTTGCCGCGGGGCTGGCCGAGCGCATGCCAAAGCGTGCCGTCGTGGAACACCCCGGCCCAGCCTTCGAAGCCACTTGCCATCAGCGCGCTGCCATCGGCCTGTAAGGGTTCCCAGGCAAAGGGCGAGCGATCAAGCAGGTCGATTTCCATCATCTCGAAGCTGTCGAGCACCGTCTTGTCGCTGGCCTCGCGCGTGAAGACATGGCCGCAGAAATCGCAGAGGCGCGCCGCCAGAGGCAGTTCGGCCTCGCAACAGGGGCAGAGTTTCCACGGCGCCTGACCCGGTTCGGGGTCGTTCGCGTCGAGGTCGATCTCCTGTTCGAGCGAGCCATGGCGCAAAGCGGCGCCTGCAAAATCAAGAACGACGCAGTCGGTCTTGATGAAGCCGGGATAGCGCGCCGGATCGACGCGGCGCAGGCCGCGCCCGACCGCCTGAATGAAGGTGCCCTTGTGCAGCATTGGGCGCAGGATGCCGATGCAGCCCACAGGCTGGCTGTCGAAGCCTTCCGTCAGCACCATGCAGTTGGTGAGGATGCGGGTCTCGCCGCGGTCAAAACGCGCGATGGCGGCGGCGCGCTCCCTGGTGGGCATGTCCCCGCTAATCATTTCGGCTGCATGGCCAGCAGCACAGAAGGCCTCTGCCACGGCCGTTGCGTGATCGACGGTGGCACAGAAGAAGATCGTCTGCCGGTCGGCGGCCTTTTCTTCCCAATGCTCGACCACGGCATCTGTAAGAACGGCGCGGTTCAGAACGCGGTCCGCAGCGCGCATGTCGAAATCACCCGCTGTCGCATCGAGGCCCGCCAGTTCGTCACCCACCCCGAGATCGATCGTGAAGGTGCGTGGCGGCACCAGCAGCCCTTGCGCGATCAAGGCGCCGATCCGGACCTGGTAGCCCACATTGCTGAAGGTCTTGCGCAGGCTGCGCCCATCACCCCGGTTCGGCGTGGCCGAGAGCCCAAGGAGCTTGAGGTTCGGGTTCAGGCTGCGGGCGTCATCGATGACCGCCTGATAGCTCGTCGAGGCCGCCCGGTGGCATTCATCGATCACCAGATGCGAGACCGCCGCCATATGGGCGCGCCGGTTGGCGCGGGCCAGCGTCTGCACGCTGCCAAAGACAATTCGCCCGTCCCAATTGTCCTGCTCGGCCTTCACGACCGAGGTCGAAAGGCCGGTGATCGCGCCGATGGAGGAGCGGTTCTGATCGACCAGCTCATCGGTGTGCTGGAGGACGAGAACGCGGTCCTGACGGCGATGTTCGAGTTCCTCGCCGATGCAGAAACCGGCGATGGCCGTCTTGCCCGCGCCGGTCGGCAGCACGAGCAGCGTGTTGCCGTGGGTGGCGAGCCTGTCACGGGCGGCGGCCACTGCCGCCTTCTGGTAGTCGCGCGGGATCATGTGCCAGCCCTCCTTCAGCGGGCCCAGAACGGGGCGGAGGAATTGCTGGCGGGCGCAGCCTGGCCGTAATTCGGCTCTGTCATGCGCGGGGCGCCCGTGCCGAGGCCGAGGGTCGGCTGCGGCGTGCGACCCATGACGCGCGCATAATCGCCATGTGCGGGGCCAATCGCGGCCTTGATCGCATTACGACCAGGCTCGTCGGGGCGATCCTTGTCACGCTCGATGCCGATGCGGGCGACGAATTCGAGGCCGCTCAACTCCCCAAGGCTGCGGATCATGCGCGCCGAACGCGCTGCATCCGACTGATCCTCCGCCCGGAGACCCCGGGCAGATTCGAGGATGCCGCGGATCAGCGCCCGGCCACGGTTGCCATAGCTGTCATCGCCGCTGCCCGCATTCTTGCCGCGGAACCCGATGCGGGTGTAGATCCGCCGCCGCGCAAAAGGCCCCTCAATGATGATGGCCTCGGTGTTGAGATAGAGCGCGGTGCTGGTCTTGCTCTGCGTGAGCCAGCCCTCCGGGCCAGCGCCACCGGGGCGAATGGTGAGCGTCACACGCACCAGGGTGTTCGCCGGGATCAGGTCGAATGCGGCGTCCTGGGTGTCGGCGCCATTGAAGTCCATGTCACTGGCCATGGGTCATGCTCCTTGGGTCGTCGTGGGATTGGGGTTGGCGCCGGCAGGCAGATCGAAACTCAACCGCTGATGGCTGTCTGGCCGGGGGCCGCGGATTTTCGCCATGAGGCGGCCGAGATGGGCGGGCTCGATCATCGACAGACGGCCGCTGCGGTCCTTGGCAGGCAGACCGAAATCGTTGATCGTCGTGCAGATGAAAGCCCGGAATGCCTCGCCCTTTTCCGGGCGCAGCTCGGTCAGGGTGATGACCTCATCGACGATGCCGGGCAGTTCGAGGCCGGTCTTCGAGCCTTCGATCTGCAAGGAAAAGAAGGGCTTGCCGAAGTCATCGAGCTTCCGATCGAGAAGCCCGACCAGCCAGATGTTCTTGGCCGGCGTATGCTGCAGATGCGTCAGCCAGCCGATCATCTCCTGACCCAAGAGGCCGTAAGTCGCGCGCATATCCGGCTTGCCGGTACGGTCGGACTGCGCCTGCGGCTGGCCCTTGCACCATTGCAGGCAAATGCGGGAGGCGACCGAGATGCTGTCGACGAAGACGGTGTCGTATTTGTCGAGCTGGCTGGCTGGCCCGAAAGCCGTACAGACGCGGGCGTAATGGGCCTGACCGTAGGACTGGTCATCGCGCATCGCGGGGTTCGGACCGCCGATCCAGGCGGCAAGATCGCGCGCCAGTTCCCAGTCTCGCACCCGCACCTCGTCGCCTGGCCAGCCTTGGACGGCCAGTTCGCCCGCTTCGAGATTGACGAACATCGTGCGCTGCGGATCGAGCGCAAGCAGCTGTGTGGTCTTGCCGATGCCGGAGGTGCCTGTCAGCACGCCCTTGATGCCGCGGGTTTCGCGCAAGCGCTCATCGGCGGTGATGATGCGCAGCGCTGCCTTGCTGAAGGGAGCGCTCACTGGCCCGCCTCCAGATCGCGGACGGCGGCGTGAATGCCGACATCCCGGCCGAGCGCACCTTGACGCCGCGCCATGCGCAACAGCGTCGAGAGCGCATTCGACACATCGTAAAGCGCCGATTGCTGGCGCCCGAAGGCGACCAACGTGAACTCGATGTCGTCGAGCGTCGCCTGTTCGATCGGCACACTGCGGGCAGCGCGGCCCCCAATGGCGGGAACGTCGATCACCTCGGGCAGCGGCTCGAGATTATAGCGCTGGCGCAAGCGCTTCAGAGGGGAAGAAGAGAACATCATATGCTCCTGTTTGCCGTCGTGGCCTCCAGGGTTCGTCGAAGAGACTGCTGCCGGGCCTGACGCCGCCCTGGAGCTCGCGGTCGGAGTGTTTCCCCGTGCGGGGTGTTGCATTCCTCCGAGGGCCCGGCATGAAACTGGCGAACCGGAGTGTTCCGGTCCTGTGCTCACCTACCGGTTGGGCGCCGGAACTGTCGGGGTCGCCCCAAGATAAACTTCGAGGCCGCGCGCAACGGCGGCCGAACGCATCGAGGCAAGGCGCGCGTAGACAGTGCTGCGGTGGATCCCAAGGTTGATAGCCGCCTCGGACGGTGTCAGATCGACTAGCGCGTCGGCCATCGACCTGCAGGCTGGTGTCAGCGCGGCACGCAGACGCCGCACATCCCGCACCAGGCCAAACCCTTCATCAGCGGGCCGGTGCGCGGGGCCATTCAGACCATCCGCTTCGGCCAGCGTCTCAGAAAGCGGAAGCGGCGCCCCATCTTCCTTCTGCTGTGTAGGCTCGTCGAAGCTGACCCAAGTGCGCTCGGCCCGCAGGCGTTCCGTGGGACTGGCCAGCGTGGCGATGCGATTGGCGATGACACGGTCGGCAAACGTGTCGTAGCTGCCGCGCGTGAGATCGAAGGCGCCATCACGGCGCCAGAGATGTTCGCGCAGGTCCTGCGCAATATCCTCGGCGGTCATGCCGGGCACAGCGCCGGAGCGCGCGAGGCGCGCGGCGCGGACCATGATGTTGCGGGAAACCCGCGAGTGCGGGTCGGTGATGGGGTGCTGGAAACGCTCCATGAAGTTTCGCCTTCGTCCAGGTGGACGGGCACGCGGCCCGAGTGCCTGGGACCGGCGAAAATTCGTTGGAGGGGCCCGAAATCAGGGCAAAACGCACAAAGAAAACCCCACAAAACCGAACGGTTTCATGGGGCTACTGGTGCGAAAAAAATTTGAGACCCGGTCAGTCGTCGTCGACGAAATCTTCCCGAGCGGCGCCGCGACGACCTTGCTTCAAGCCGTCTCCCGACAGCTTGAACTTCGCGATGTAGTGGCCGTCGTCGTCATTGATCGGGTCGGTGTCGAGCCCCGTGAAAGCCATCAGCTTCTCGCTGACGAACTGCTTGTGTTTCTGGACGCGGCTATCGCCTGTCGGCATCCGACCACCATAGACGGCGAAGTTGCGCAGCCAGAGCCAAGGCTGACGCGCTCGACCATTGCGCTTGTCTGCCATGTCCAGATCGGCCGGCGAAAAGCTGCGCTGCACACCGGGGCCGCGCAAGGTGGCGAGTTCGGCATTGTCAAAATCGATTCTGATCGCCGACCATGGTGTCTGGCTTGGCAAAGTGATCGCCGGCGGCTTCACTTGCTCGGCGCCTTGAAGCGTTCCGATCAGAGGGGCGAAAAGGCTCGCGGGGTCGCCAATCAGCGACGGTCCCCGGCGAAAGTCCCACTGGAACGTCTCATCCAGCGTCATGATCGTGGCGTGATGTCGTTCGAGGCGTTTGATAACCCGAGACGACATGCATCGTCTGGTCGGGATCAGCACAAGGCGCGGCCCGGTAGGGGATGCCGCGATCGGATCGAACGCTTCGGCATCGAAGCCAAATAGAAGCTGTGGAAGATAAAGGAAGACTGGAAAGCCCCGCCCCGCGCTCAACTCGTAGCGCCCGAGGAAAGCAGTGTGCCCCAGCCTGGTCTTGTCCGGCTCGCCCACGAGATTGAGCGCGCGGATGAGATCCTTGGCCAGCTTCTGCGGATCAAGTGCCAAGATGTTGACCTCGGCCTCGTCGAGGAAGGCGCTTTCGCAAATCGGGGATGGGTTGCCACATTCGGCGCGCAGGCGGCCATCTATCAGCGGCACAACCCGGCGCATGCAACCGTCGACGCACCCTTTGGGACACACCGACTCCTCAGCCTTTCTGTCGGTCGGCCGCAGTAAGGTGGCAGCGGGCGCCCATTCGACGCCCAACATCTCAGCCCATTCGCGCTGGCTTGTCGCCGCGCCGATCAGGTCCTCAATCGCGTTCCAGAACGTCGTCATCCGCATCGAGGCGATCATCCTTTTCCTCTGACGCATAGAAACCCCGCGCATCAAGCCAGGCCTCGACGGCAGGCGCATCGGTGTCGCGGTCATAGCGGGCCGAGCCCTTGCTAACGCTGACGACGCGTTCCTGACGCGCACCACGGAACAGGACCCCGAACTTGGCGGCGATGATGTCACCGTATTTGAACTTGGCGTCTGCCTGATCGCCCAAGGCTGCGAAGAGATCGCTCGAGCGCGTGATTTCGGTAATCGGAATGCGGCCCCGCAAAACGCGCACCACCTCGCGCAGACGCACGCGGTCGATCCCGTCGATGTCGCTTGAGACGAGGCAGTCCGCACCATCATCACGGATCGGGGCCAGCGTGAAGATCTCGCCCTCGCCGAAGTAGTCCTTGTCGCCAAACAGAACGAGGCCGATCGTCTCGCGATAGAGCGTGCGCGCGCCCTTGGTGTCGGCATTGACGGCCAGCACATCCTGGTCGGCGTCGTAGATCACCACGTCGTGTTTCTGGGGGCGATAGAACGCCACCCCGGAGGACCCGTCATCCTCATGCTTGCCCTCGCGGATCATCGGCATGCCGTGCCGGATCAGAAGCCAGACTTTATCCGTGCGCGGAAACGCAAAGACTCGCGCGCCTTTCCCGCGCTGCTTGCTCTCGAACCACGGGTCCATCAGCGTTTCGATTTGCTTCAGCTGAGGGTCAGGCGTCGCTGGCAACTTGCGCTTCCTGCCCACCTTGCCCACGAAATACATGAAGCTCGATTTCTGGAACGCGAGGGTACGGACCGCGCGCTCGATCAGGAGATCAGGTTTGGCGTTCCAGATTTGTGTCGCGACGTCGGCGGGCGTCGACTTGCCATTGACGCTGAGCGTGATCCCGGCATCAGTCGCCCGTTCCATCATGTCCTCAAGCGTCTCGTTCGAGGCGACCTCGTCGATGTAATAGAGCCCATTGACCAGATCGGGCGGGATATTGGCGTCATACTGCATCAGCAGCTTCGCCAGATCCTCGTGCGGAAAATCCAGCGCTGGATTTGCAGGCAGCGTGAATCCCCGCCCCGCCAGATAGGCTTGATACGGGGAGAGAAACACCAGCAGGTGATCATTGGTAATTCGCTTCAGGCCGTCAGGACGGGTGAACACTTTCGGATCGAATGAGGCCATGGGCGAATCGGCTCCTTTCTCTTGGAGGAAAAGTCAAAGGCTAGGGTTGACCGGCGAGCCGCGCAAGAAGATGTTCCCTATAAGTTCTTGTGTGGAAGATGATTGCAGGAGGCCGCCCAAGACGGCGCCGCGGGGGCCCGATGCCTTTGCCAAACCACTTCGTCCGACCACGTCAACAATGTCAGCCGAGTGATCCGACAGATCGGAGGTCGCGCCGGTAGGTGAGGAAAGCACTGGAGCTTTCCCATGACCGACAGAACGACCCATCCACGCCCGCGTCCCACGATGGCCTCCCTCCAGACCAGGGAGGCGCAATGATCGATCCGGACCCCCGCGAAGAGGCGGCGCTGCGCGCTGCCCTCAAGAACATGGCCGAACTTATGGCCGAGATCGGGTGGACGACCCGGTTTCAAGACATGAGCGAGCACCATGCCCTCGCGCTTGCCACAGCGGCGGTCGACGGCTTCCAGGAGGCGATGCGCATCAGCGCACAGGCGTCCCACGACATGGAGGTGCCGTTCTGATGACCGACGTGCTGGACTTCAATCACCGCGAAAAACCTCCGAGCTTCTGCGACGCCGTGAATGCGCGCATCGATGCGGCGCTGGTCGCCGAGAACGCCACAAGGCCGCAGCGCGACTATCTGGGTGGCAGCCGTCTTGGCGACATCTGCTCGCGCCGGCTGCAATACGAATACCTGAAGGCTCCGCACGATCCGGATGGTGGTTTCTCCGGTAAATCACTGCGCATCTTCGCCCTCGGCCATGTGCTGGAGGACCTGGCGATCGAGTGGCTGCGCAAGGCCGGATTCGACCTGCGCACGCGCAATCGTCATGGCGAGCAGTTCGGCTTCACCGCGGCCGGGGGGCGTGTCCAGGGTCACGCCGATGGCGTGATCGTCGCCGGGCCTGACGGCTTCGCCGCCCCGGCGCTGTGGGAATGCAAATCCGCTAATGCGAAGAACTGGCGCGAGATCGCCAAGCATGGCGTGGTCAAAGCGAAGCCCGTCTACGCCGCACAAATCGCGCTCTACCAAGCCTATCTCGGCCTGACCGAGACGCCCGCGCTCTTCACCGCCATCAACAAGGACACCTGCGAAATCTGGCACGAACTGGTGCCCTTTGATGCGGCACTGGCCCAAAGCGCCAGCGACAAGGCGGTGACGATCCTCCGCGCCTGTGACGCGGGCGAGCTCCTGCCGCGCCACACCTCTGACCCCGAGCATTTCGAATGCCGCTTCTGCGCTTGGAGGGAGCGGTGCTGGTCATGACGACAGGTTCCGACATGCCCCAGCCGCAGCGTATCCAGCCCGACCATGCCATGGTCGCCCGCTTTGCCGATGTGCTGTTCGGCTATTGCGATGGCCTCGCCCCAATTCGGGCTCTCGCGGAAAAGGGCGCGCCCGATGCGCCCTCGCACACGCCATTCCTCGCAGCGGATGGCGAACTGTCAGCCAAGCTCGCCCTGCAAGCCGATTGGGCCGCGAGCGCAGGCATGGCGCTCTTCGTGGTGCCAGGCACTGTGCTGTCTGCGGCTGATGCCCGGGCCGAAAGCGTGGTGCAAACGCAGGTAGTCCTGGTCGATCTCGACAATGGCGATATCGGCGCAAAGCGGGATCATCTGGTCCAGCACCTCGGTGCCCCCACACTGGAGGTTGCCTCTGGTGGCATCACCGACGATGGCCAGCCCAAGCGGCACCTCTACTGGCGCCTGAGTGAGCCGGCCGAGGGCGAAGACATCGCCCGCGTCTGTCGCGCACGGCACATGATCGCCTCGAAAGTCGGTGGTGATCCCTCCTTCCGGTCCGCCCACCAGCCGATCCGGGTGGCTGGCTCGGTCCATGCAAAGAACGGCGTGCAGCGCCTGGTCGAAATCGTCGCTTGCACCGAGCGGGATTATGACCTCGGCGAGTTGATCGAGGCCATCGTGGCCATGCCACCGCTGGAAGGTGCGGCGGTTGATGAGTTGGATTTCAACGGCGCGACCGAGGCGCGCGGGGCGGTCACAGAACTCTTTGCGCGGAAAATCCGCGAAGGGGGTGTTGATGGCGAGACCCGGTTTGACGCGCTCTCCCGCGTCATCGGCTACTGGATCCGGCGGTGCCGCGAGGGTCATGTCACCCCGGTTCAGGCCTGGGAGGAAATGGTCGGCTATAATGCGGCGCGCATCGATCCACCTTGGCCGGAAGATCGGCTGCGTCAGGAGGCTGAGCGGCTCTGGAAACGTGATGCCGAACGCTACGGCGATGCCGCCGGCGACATGGGCGATGGTGATGATGGCGGCGGTGGCAGCGCCGGGGGCGGTGATGCAGGCGATGGGCCCATTCCGGTTCAATTCACCGAGGACGCGCTGGCCGACAGTTTCGCGACGCGGCATGCTGATGTCTGGCGCTACGTCGCGCCCTGGGGCCAGTGGCTCACCTGGACGGGTGCCCTGTGGCGGCGCGAGGACACGCTGCAGGCTTTCGATCTTGCACGGCGCATCTGCCGTGAGGCAGCACGCCGTTCCCCCTCGGCCAAGATCCGCACCAAGCTGTCCAGTGCAGCCACGGTGTCCGCGGTCGAGCGTCTGGCGCGATCAGATCGTCGTCATGCCACGACCACGGAAGTCTGGGACCGTGACCCCTGGCTGCTGAACACCCAGAACGGGATCGTCGATCTTCGCAGTGGCTCGGGCTCAGCCCATGACCCGCTGCGCTACATGACGAAGATCGCGGGCGCGTCAGTGGAAGGCGACTGCCCAGTCTGGCTCCAATTCCTCGACACCGTCACAGGCGGCGACGGCGAGTTGCAGGCCTATCTCCAGCGCATGGCGGGCTACTGCCTGACCGGTGTCACGACTGAACATGCGCTGTTTTTTCTCTACGGCACCGGGGCCAATGGCAAATCCGTCTTCGCCAACACACTGACGGCCATCATGGGCGATTACGCCACCGTGGCGCCCATGGACATGTTCATGACCACGACTGGCGATCGCCATCCGACCGACATGGCGGGGCTGCGCGGCGCACGGATCGTCACCTCGATCGAGACCGAACAGGGCAGCCGTTGGGCCGAGAGCAAGCTGAAGGCGCTGACCGGCGGCGACAAGATCACCGCCCGTTTTATGCGTCAGGACTTCTTCGAGTTCATGCCGCAGTTCAAGCTGCTGGTGGTTGGTAACCACAAGCCCTCGATCCGCAATGTCGATGAGGCAATGAAGCGGCGCCTGCACATGGTGCCATTCACCGTGACCATTCCCGCCGCCAAGCGCGACAAGCGCCTGCCGGACAGGCTCCTGGCCGAACGGGACGGCATCCTCGCCTGGGCACTGCAGGGCTGCCTCGAATGGCAGAAGACCGGCCTGCGCCCGCCGTCTGCCGTTATGGCCGCCACCGACGATTACTTCGAGGCCGAGGACGCCCTCGGCCGCTGGATCGATGAACGCTGCCAAACCGGCAACAAGACCCTCTGGGCGGGCTCCACTGAACTCTTCAACAGCTGGAAGTCCTGGGCCGAGGCCAACGGCGAATACGCCGGCTCCATGAAGCGCTTCTCGGAATCCCTGAGCACGAGGGGCTTCGAGAAAAACAGCAATGGCAAGGCTCGCGGATTTCGCGGGATCCGCATTCAGGACAGCAACGATGACCTATTTGCGCAGGAGTGATGAAATGCCAACGAAAACAGACCAATTTACGGGTCTGACAGGTTCCCCCTATATAAGCGTTACGCGCACACACACGCGCGTGTCTACGACTGATAAGGGAACACCCGTCAAACCCGTAAATGGTAACGCCCCTTCTGCCGCAGACTATTACCAGCACTCCATCCTCGCGCTCGACCTCGGCACCTCGACCGGCTGGGCGATCCGCGGCCACGACGGCCTGATCACCAGCGGCACCGTCTCGCTGCGCCCCGGCCGCTTCGACGGCGGCGGCATGCGCTACCTGCGCTTCACCAACTGGCTGACCGAGATCGACCGGCTGTCCGGTCCTGTCGCCGCCATCTGGTTCGAGGAAGTCCGCCGCCACGCAGGCACCGACGCGAGCCATATCTACGGCGGGCTCATGGCCACGCTGACCGCATGGGCCGAGCTGCGCGGCGTGCCCTACGAGGGCGTCCCGGTCGGCACGATCAAGCGTCACGCCGCTGGCAAGGGAAACGCCGACAAGGCCGCCATGGTCGCCGCCGTCCGCGCCGGCGGCTTCAGCCCCGCCGACGACAACGAGGCCGACGCCATCGCGCTGCTGCTCTGGGCGATCGAGACGAACGGGGGTGTCGCATGAGATGGCATCCCCACGGCTACGGCGGCCGCCGCCGGGATCCCGAGCAGGTCAAGCGCGAGGGCTGGCAGGAACAGGGCGTCCTCGCGGTCTCCGCCGATGACGACCGCCTCACCTGGCCGGAGCGTGAACTGGTCCGCCAGCTCGGCGAAAAGCTCTACGGCCCACGCCCTTCCGACAGGGAGGCGCGCCATGGCTGATCGCGAATGGACCGCCGACTGCGTCGCCGATCATTTCGAGGAGGCGTTCCGCACCCTGCGCAAGCTGCCGCCGGTGAAGGCGCAGGGCTACTTCAACACCTGGCCCGACATCGTGCGGACCAGCCGCGAGATCGCGGCGATGGAGCCGCAGCCGATGCGGGTCTGGCCCTCGGCCGCCGCGATCACCCGGCTCGAGCAGACCTTCGATTGGGTGCTCTGGATCGAGGAGGCGGAACGCAAGCTGGTCTGGTCCCGCGCGGCCCGTGTGCCGTGGAAGCAGATCAGCGGGGAGCTGGGCTGCGACCGCACGACGGCCTGGCGTCGCTGGCAGCTGGCGCTGACCAAGATCGCTGCGCGCCTGAATGCGCAGTGACTCCAATGTGTTGCAACACTTTTTCCTTCGACATCTGCAACATGATCATGCTATTCCGAAGGCAAGATGGGGAGAGTGCGCTGGAAGGCTCGCTCTCCCCTTTGCGTTGACGGGGGGTCACCTGGACCCCGGTATCCAGCGAGAGTCCGGTCGGGGTCCAGCCCCGGCGAGTTGGCGGTTCCTTCCGGGCGATGTTCGTATGCTGGCGGGCGAAGCGCGGCACATCGCTAGCGACAGGGCCGGATTTTTGGGAAGCCAACCGGAAGCCACCGCTGCCTGAACCCGCCTGGAACACTGCAAAATCAAACCCTTGAAGCTGGACACCCGTGGTGGCCGCTGGACCCCGCGTGGAGTCCAGTCTGGACCCCGGAGTCCGGAAGCCAGGGGTATCCACCCTGATCCGAGGAATGACCCGACGATGACGCTGAGCTTTGCCCCGGATCGGATCGAGATGTGGCCGCTGACGAGGCTGCAGCCCTATGCCCGCAATGCGAAGGCACATGGCGCGGATCAGGTCGCGAAGATCGCCGCCAGCATGGCCGAGTTCGGCTGGACGGTGCCCTGCCTCGTGGCGGAGGATGGCGAGCTGATCGCGGGGCATGGCCGGGTGCTGGCGGCGACACAACTGGGGCTGACGGAAGCACCGGTGATCGTGCTCGGGCATCTGACCGAGGCGCAGCGGCGGGCCTACCGGATTGCGGACAACAAGCTGACCGAACTCGGCACCTGGGACGAGGCGCTGCTGTCGGCCGAACTGAACGACTTGCTGGCTGAGGATTTCGACCTGTCGCTGGTTGGCTTCTCCGACGGCGAACTCGACAAGCTGCTGGCCTTCGTGCCGGAGGGGGACGGGGAAGAAGGTGGCGCCGGGGGCTCCGTGCCGCCGGTGACCATCCCCGAACCGCCGCGCAATCCTGCGTCGCGCACCGGCGATCTGTGGATCCTTGGCGACCACCGCCTGCTTTGCGGCGATAGCACCAGCGCGTCCGACGTGCGCCGCCTGATGAATGGCGAGCGCGCAATCCTGTTCGCGACCGACCCGCCGTATCTGGTGGACTACGACGGCTCGAACCACCCGACCCGGAACAAGGACTGGTCGGCGTCCTACGGCACCACCTGGGATGACAGTTCGCAGGGGGCCGAGCTTTACGACGGCTTCATCGCGGCGGCCGTGGCCGAGGCCATTGCCGACGATGCCGCCTGGTATTGCTGGCACGCCTCGCGCCGCCAGGCGATGCTGGAGGCCTGCTGGGAGAAGGCCGGCGCCTTCGTCCATCAGCAGATCATCTGGGTGAAGGACCGAGGTGTCCTGACCCGGTCGCACTACCTGTGGAAGCACGAACCCTGCTTCATGGGCTGGCGTCGGCCGAACCGCCCGCCAAAGGTGGCTGAGGAAACTCTATCATCGACATGGGCGCTGCCCAGCTTCGCCAAGGACGACCGGCCCGACCATCCCACGCCGAAGCCGCTCGATGCCTTCGGCATCCCGATGCGCCAGCACGTCGCCCGTGGCGGCCTTTGCTACGAGCCATTCTCGGGCTCCGGCTCGCAGATCATGGCGGGCGAGGCCAATGGCCGCCGCGTCTTCGCTATGGAGATCAGCCCGGCCTATATCGATGTCGCGGTGGAACGCTGGCAGGCCGAGACTGGCAAGAAGGCGATCCTCGACGGTGACGGCCGGACCTTCGCGTCGGTGAAAACCGAACGGCTCGGCGAGACCGCTGACGCGGTCGAGGCGGCTGCATGACTCAAGGCAGGGCCATGTCGCTAGTCGAGGCTGTGACGAATGTCGTCGTTGGCTACGTTCTGGCCATTGCCACCCAGATCGTCGTGTTTCCATGGTTCGGGATCGAGACGGGACTTACGGAGCATCTGACCATCGGGCTGGCGTTTGTCTTGGTCTCCTTAGCCAGGGGCTACCTGCTACGACGGCTGTTTGAAGGGATCAGGGTTGCCAATCGCTCCGGCGACCGTGGCGGACATGCAGAACCCGCACCGAACCGTCCGTGACGGTATAGTAGATCCGCCAGCGCGTCGCCTTTCCATAGAGCGCACGACGGATCGGTAGATCGAATTCACGCGACTCCGGGGCAGTCGGATGAGCTTCCGGCATCGCGCCAAGGGCAAGGATGGTATCGCGGATGCCCGCCAGCCATTCGTCCGCCGCCCTCGGGTTGCGATCGCGCAGGTAAGTCCATGACGCTGTCAGATCATCCGCCGCGTTCGGCGTGATGATCACCGGGCGAGGGGAAGTCATTTCTTCTGGGCGAGGCCGTCGAAGAACGTGCCCGCATCGGTGCCTTCACCCGCAAGGGCCTGCGTCAGTCCTTTGCGGATCCCCGCGACGGTTTCGGCATAGTCGAGCTGGTCCTGCATTTCTTGCCACGCGGCGGCATCCATCACGACGACGGAAGGCTTGCCGTTCACGGTCAGGATCTGCGGTCGACCGGTTTCCTTGATCTGCGCGATCAGACGTGCCGAATCCCGCTTGAACTCGGTCAGCGGGCTGATGTCTTTGGTGATGTTCATGACTGGCCTCCCGACGCGCATCGAATTAGGTGCGAATGTAGCGCCTTTTCCGATGCGCGTCGAGGGCTGCGGTACCTACTTCAGGGTGTAGAC